ACGTTTATTATTTGTTGTGGTTCACTCATGCTAAATCTTGATCCTATGGTATATTTACCGGAACTTGGACCTTGCTGAGTTTGTGTTAAACTCCAAATAAACTTTGAAATTCTGCTATGTTCAGACGTGAGTATCGTGCGTGCTTGTTGAATTCTGGTACATCTGCTGTGACTGCACCATGAACTCGAATGAAGTTTGTGTGCGGATAATCTTGCATTACTTTAAGCAATTGACGTTCCCAATTACCAGTATATGTTGGGGTTGCCGCACTGCGTTTGTAAAATTCTGAATCTGCGTAAACATTGTTAAATTTGTTATTGATACCGGCCATATCAAAACCCAAAAGATAAATGTTTAAATGTTGATCTGCAGCCGCAATAGCAGCAGCCAAGGGTCCAGAACTGTATCCCCAATATTGCTCTGGCACACGAAGTGCTCCAAGTCCGTCAAGTGGTCTTCTGGTATAAAATTTATGTTCAAGGGAATATCCGCTATGTTGTATTTGTTCGCTAATTGGACGGTCAGTTGCAATCAGCACGTCTGGCACAAAGTCTCTGTATAACGCATTGCACCCATAGATTGTACCGTGAGAGCGCAAGTGTTCCAAATTTACACCTTTGCGGCTTACGCCGTTGCCTAATACAAATGCCATACTCATAAAAAATCCTCCTTGTAGTTAGCAAGGAGGACGGTGGGATCAAATCTAATTAGCTTGTGACTTTAACCACTTGTGCCAATTGTAGACTGCCGTTTTGTGCATTGGTGCTGTTGATAATCTCTGCACCAGACCATGTAACTGTGCCTTCGTCTGAGAAGAAGTTCACAGGATAGAAGTTTTCACCACTTTGAACGTTGGTACCAGCATTACTGTTGCTGTAATTCTGATAAGTCATGCCATTCCAGTCACGAATCCATTTGTTGGTAATACAACTGGCATACACAGCAGCACTATCGCCTACTGAGTATTCAATACTCATGTTACCAGCTGTGGGTGTTCCCGTATTAGACAACACACATTGGCCAACTGGATATGCTGTACCTGAGCCTGAACCAACTGCGGTGGCAGTGAAGATATCACCAACTGCCACATTTGTTCCTGCACCAACTGCTGCCCAATCAGTTGTGCCTACAAGAGCAACACTGTAGGCTTGGCCAATAATGAAACTTTCATCGGCTGTGGCGCTGGCAACATAAGCTACCAAAAACTTATGTGCGCCCTTTTGACGGATCAAACGACCTGCGCCTGCACCGGTAGAACTACCATTAGCTAAACTGATGTTCACTTGTGGAAGAATGATAGGATAACTTGTTGTTGTAGCAGTGGTACTTAATCCACCAACCACGCCCAAGAAATCAGCAGCACTCAGTGTGTCTGCACTATTGTACACTGGATCAGTCAATGATCCAAAATTTGGATAACCTTGATCAACTGCCACAGCAGCGGCTGGTTGGTTAACTGTGCCGTTGGCATTGATTGTGATACCTTGTGCGGTACCGTATTTTTGAATTTTTAGAGCTCTTCCCATTTGATTTCTCCTTATAGAAGCCCAATGCGGGTTCTAGCCGCTACGCAGGGGTGAACTGCATAAAACGCCAAATTGCGTTGACAAGTATTTAGCAAAAATGTAAAATGGCCAGGATTGCACCTTAAATATACCCATGGACACAAACACTCTCATTGCTCAAGGCAACGACCTTAGAGCTCAACATCGACCTTTAGAAGCACTCAAATGTTATGCTCAGGCATTTGTCGAAGACCCTGACTCATCAGCAGCGTGGAACAACTATGGCAATGTTATGAGAGAATGTGGACAACCTCTACGAGCCATTCCATTTTTACAGCATGCCATTGCACTTGAACCTTCGTCGGCCACAGCACAATTTAACCTTGCTGTGGCTTTATTGCAGATGGGAAATTATGAACATGGTTGGCGACAGTATGAAACTCGCTGGAACTATGAGCACTTGGCTGGTCAATTGCCCAAATACACACAGCCACGATGGACTGGTCAAGATCTCAAAGACAAAACTATACTTGTGGAAGGCGAACAGGGACATGGAGACAATATTCAGTTTGTGAGATTTATCTACAATCTGCATACAATGGGCGCAAAGATCAAACTCAAAGTCACAGACTCACTAATTCCCTTATTTGCCGGAAGCCCGTTGATTGAAACCATTGGAAGATATACTGATGACGTAGGAGATTTTGACTACTGGACTCCTATCATGAGTATTCCCGGCATCCTAGGTGTCACACTAGAAAACCTGCCAAAGCCTGTAAACTATCTCAATGCTGACATGGGAAAGCAACAAGAGTGGTTGCAACGCCTGGGTCCAAAGAATCGCATGCGAGTGGGATTCTGTTGGAGTGGTAGAAAAGACAACTGGCTGAATGAGCACAAAGGAATGCCATTCCCGGTGATGTTAGATTTGATCAAAGCCAATCCTCAGTATGAGTGGGTCAATTTACAGATTGATGCCAGTGAAGAAGAAGAAACTGAATTAGCGGCTGCTGGTGTGAGTAGGTTTCCAGGAACAATACAAAGTTTTGCCGACACCGCTGCACTAATCATGGCCATGGATGTGGTGATTGGTGTAGATACTGCTGTGTCACACTTGAGTGGTGCTTTGGGCCGACCCACCTGGATCATGCTCAACTGGTTCGGCACAGACTGGCGTTATTTGTTGAATCGTGACGACTGCCCTTGGTATTCAACTGCGCGACTGTTTAGACAGCCTGTTCAAGACGACTGGGCAAGTGTCACAAAGAAGATAGCCCAATATCTTTCGTGGTTTAAAGTCTAATCAACTTTTTAAAATCTTCACGCCAAGGCACATTAAAAATGTGCATACCTGTAGCTGTGACTCTGTCAGTGTGCAACAATGGAGTAACAGATGGCAGTTTAGTCCAATGCACGCCAGGTTTATGATGATGTTCTTGGTGTAATCCAGAGTTAAAACAAAAAGTATTGTACCACCAATTGTAGATGCCCACAGAGTCTTGTGTGGTATCACCTCTACGATCATGAGCACCCCAGTGTTCTCCATAGTGCCAGGCAGCATTTAAAAACTGCATCATTGGGCATACCACAAAGAACCACCAAAGTGCATATTCAAAATTTAGCAACATCAAAAGCAATGTAAAAACTGCCATGATACCTACTTCTCTTTGCCAATGTGTAGGTTTGGCTAACGGCATTATTTTTATTTTTTTAGTTACCCATCCATATAAAAAGTTAGTTCTTACAGTCCACTTCAAACAAAATTTCCAAGCATTTTCAGCTTGACCGTTTTGACCATTGGCCAATACACTAATTGAATCTTTACTCACAGGAGGATCATTAACAAATTTGTGATGAATCAAATGTGCATTTCTATAAACTTGCACTGGTGTTGCACCAGCCACGGACAACAAGCATTCATACACATAATTTAATTGTTTATTGTTGAATGTTTCCCAATGCGAATGATGATGTATCGATGTGTTGTTACAGCAAAGCATCAACATTACATGCACAGGCAACAAAGCGATCCACCACATGACATCTGGGTTGACCACTGCAAATATCAATGGCACTGCTACCATTATTACAGTTTGGACAACTAAGAATGCATCCTGGATGGAATGTCTAAATAATTTCATCTAAATACTTAGCCAACAAAAAACCTGCCGAAGCAGGTTTTTTGCCTTCCCATCCCTGGGTCGATTCTCTGATTAGGAGAATGAAAGGTTAGACACAGCGATCTCGCCCACATAGTCACCAGCGTTACCAAAGCTGCTTGCAGTGTTGGTAAGTTCGATGTATCCGTAACGAGTCATGAAGCTCACGACTGGTTCGAATGTTGTTGGGTCAAGAACAACACCACTGCTCATCAAAGGAATGTATGGGCAGTAGAATGCTGGTGCGTCAGCTTCTGAAGAGCCTTTGTAGCCAACCAGAACTGGTGTGGTGTCAGCAGCGTAGCTGTCAACAAACACACGCATAGAACCGTTCAATGTACCAACAAACTTGGTGTTTGTAGGTGCTTCGAAGGTACCTTCTGTAGTACGAGCAAAAGCTGAAGTTGTTGCAGATTGCAACACTGTCAAAGCAGCTGAAGAAACAACAGCGTAGTTACCAGCGCCACGACGAGTACGTTGGGCGATCAAGTTAGCAACACGGTTGATCAACACTGCCAATGCGGCGTGTTCGTCACCAACGAATGTAGCTGTACCTGAAACGGTAGCTTGGTTGTATGTGAACTCAGTAGAAGCCAATGAGCGCAAGCTCAAAAGAATCTCTTGGTCGATTTCAGCGGTAATCTCTTGTGCCAAAGCAGCCATGATTTCTGCTTCAACGTCAATACCATGCATGGCTTGTGCGTCTTGTGCAGATTCAAAAGTCCAGCGAGCTTGCAGCTTGCGGGTTTTGGCTTCAACAGCTTGTTTCAAGATTTGAACGCTGATTTGCTTACCGCCAGTACCTTCCATGGTAGCTGTGTTGCCACCAGTGTAAGCATTGGTTGATGTAGTGTTCTGAGGAACAGTAGAGTAAGCAGTAGCAATTGTAAAGGGTGACAATGCTTCTTGACCAGCTGTAACAGAAGTTGCAGCAGCAGAAGTATCAGTCAAACTTTGTGCGTAGCGAACACGCAAAGTGTGGATCTGACCAACAGGGCCGGTCATTGGCTGAACACCAACCAACTCGTTAGCAATAACGGTTGGCATCACACGTCGGATAACTGGCAGAATCACACGGTTAAGTGTGGCAATGTTGCCAGAAGAGGTTGATCCAGCACTTGCGTTCTCTTTCAAGTAACGCTTGGTGTTTTCCAGGATAACACTCATTGAGTTGCGCTTGGTGCCGTTCAGACCTTCAAGCAGAGCTTCTTTGGTCTCGCCCCAGCGACTTTCTAAAAGTTCTTGTGACATTTAAGTCTCCTAAATTTTTATTATCACAGTCCAGCCAGTCTCTTGAGGTCAATCACATTGCTGCGATCTTCATCAGACTCTGACTTTTGTAGAACTGTCTTATCACCGGTAACTGCGGATACTTGCTCAGAGATCACCTTGCGGGCTTTTACTGATCGGTCTTCCAACACTGCTGGTAGATACTTTTCGAATGCATTTTTCAAACGGGTAGTTTGAACGCTTTCAAGCAAATTACGCATGACTTCTTGCTTTTCCTTGTTTAAGGGACGTAGCAATTCATCCATTGTGCTTTGACGCTCATTGGATTCTTTAATCATACGCAGTTCGCGCTCTTTATTCTCAACCAAGACTTTTGCTTTCTCGGTGAGACGAATTGCCTCAGACAATTTCTTGTCTTTGTGCGCAATTGTGTTATGCAACTTACGAACTTCAGCTTTCTCATTTAAGTGAGTAGCGCCAAATTCAGTAGCATACGCTTCGAAGATACGACGACCAAAATTGTTCTCGCGAGCAACTTTGATGTCTTCTTGCAATTGGTTCAGTTCAGCCTTCAAGTGACGGCTAACAGCAGAACTCATTTTTTGTGCAGATTCTTTGATGAATCGTGACTTGAGTCCTTCTAGCTTTTCACGAGCCTCACGCACCAGACGTACTTTTGTCTCTACAACATCACGCTTGTCTTTTGCGAATTCTGTGATTTCTTTAGCCAGAGCCTGCACTACGAAGTTTTCAAGTTTGTTGACACCTTCGGCGTGCATCTTACGGTCTTTGCGCAGTTCAGAAATTTCTTCAGAAAGTTTTGTAACCAAAAAGCTGTTAAACTTTGTAGCTGATTCTTTCATCTTGTGTTGAAACTTCACGCGGTCTTCAGCCAATGCTTGCTTTTCAGTAGCAATGTTGGCTAATTCTCCTGCGAGACCTTCTGTTACCATCTTATCTAGGGCTTCTACCATCACTGACTTGTCGTGCTCATAGCGTTGTGCAAACTCCTCACGAAGCTCAGCACGAACTAATTCACGAGCTTCTGTCAGTTTAGATTCCCAAGCTTCGTTGAGTTCCTTACTGACATCTTCGTTGATTAATCCGCTATCTAGCAATGGTTTAATAGCATCAAACATGCCTCATTCTCCTTAGATTTTAAGTTCTCGGATAAGGCGTTTAACCTCACCTGCGAGATACTTTTTCACTTTGTCGTCCTGGCCAGACTCTCTAGCTATCTCTAAGATTCTATGACCGTGCTTCATATTCATGAGGCCTTCATAGATTGCTGTAGGATATGCATTAGGAGCACTGGGTTGGGCAACCACATCTATAGTGACGATTTCAAAGTCACTTACATGTCCGGTTCTGTCATCAACATTACCTGATCCACGACTGCTAACACCCAGCTTCACGCCAGATGTCAACAGAGTCTTTATCAATTCACCCATTGGGGTCGGCAGGATCTTCAACTTGCCGCAACCAGCATGCCCGTCCATCCACATGTGTTCAACTGTGTGGCACACACGATCCAAGTTAATCTTGAGATCATCTGGATGGTCCACTTCACCTAAAACGGAGTTACCGTTACGGATCTGCTCGTTGATTGTTTCTACTGCCTTGATAATTTCGTGTCGAGGATAGATACGCTCATTTGCATTCTTCTTGTCGCCTTCAATGCAAATGCCTTTGAGATAGAGGTGCTTTTTACCGCCAACATCGGCTTCTTCCAAAACTTGGATGTTGGCTTGGCTGAAAGTAAGGTCTTCTCTTAGGTATCTAGATGACATCTAATTAACCCTTACGACCTGTTGGCAGAGGGCTCTTGTTGTTCACGCCCGATGCTTGGCCCAAATGTGGCTTGGTAGCAGGCTTGAGATCTTGTGTTGATTGAGCAGGTGTGTTACCCACTTTGCCAATCAAATCTTTGGTTGAGTTGCGATAAGCAGCAGTGTCATGATGACCACCGCCGTCTGTACCAGTCTTCACAGGCTTGCTGGCCATACCAGTTGCACCTGAGTTAAATGCTACAGGACCTGCTTTGCCATCACCCTGTTCGGTGGTCACTGGCTTTGGGGCTGCTTTCAAGCTGATGGCTTCCATCATGCCTGGTTCCATTTCGCCGGTGTCGTCCATTTCGATGGCATCGCCACCTTCTTCGGGACCAAATCCGTCGCCGTCGCCCATGCCCATATCATCGCCGCCCATGGCAGCTTCAAACTCGGCCATCAACTGGTCCAGTTTGTCTTCTAAATTCATAATGTCGTCTTTGGTAGCAGCTTCACCTTCGTCGTGATCAGCTTCCAAATCGTGTGTTAAGTCGTCGCCAGCTTCTTCAGCTTCGTCGTCAAATTCAGCATCAGCGTCATCTTCGCTTTCCATGCTCATTTCTTCTTCGGTTTCGACGTTGTCGATCAGGTCATCAGCAGCGTCTCCGCCCATCATGCCTTCGTCAAGGTCTTCTTCCTCTTCAGCTTCGTCCAGCTCTTCTTCAGCAGCTTCGTCTAATTCTTCTTCAGCTTCTTCGGCCATTAAGTTTTCATAGATTTGGCGGCTTTTTTCCACAACGATGTCATGGAACAGCTCACGAGCTTTTTGCTCTTCGTCGTTGATCACATATTCGATCAATTGTTCAAAACGGTTCATATTGGGTAAACTCCTATAGGTAAAGTGTGCTGTTATTTAATATAACAGTCAAAAACTATAGTGATTAACCCTCAAAACGGCTGTTTTTTCTTGCCGACTGATTAGGCTAAGGGTTGTGGGGGAGGTTGATACTGTCGACGTATCAGTTTGAGTTTGTCTTTAAACTCCACTGAACGAATGTCGTTCATTTTGCGCAGTTTGTTTAGCTGGCGCAAAGTCAAGCGAGTTTTACGCAAGTCGCTGAGTTGCAATTGACTGTTGTCTTGACTCAGGTCTTGATAGGCTTGAGGCTGTTGATTGTAGATTTCTGTCAGTAGCATGATGTTATTTATACGGTACCTGGTGCTCCGGGTCCAGCTGCTGGAGGTGCTGCGCCAGGACCTGTCATGCCTTCTGCGCCTGGTTGGTTCATAGCAGCCATTTCTTCACCAGTGGCAATATCAGTTTCCATACCGCTTGGTGTCACGCCCACAGCTCGCAAGTCGCTGCCAGCCACAGGTGGTGCATCAACGTCATCGTGTTCTTCACGCCACATTTCTTCATTTTGTTGAATTTCGTCTTCAGTGAGCCCTAAGAAACGTTCTAACAAGAAACGTTTTGACATGTAAGGCAACTGCTCTAATGCTGTAAATGACGTTATTCTGGTATTATCTAGCTCTGACTGACGATAACTTGCAAAGTTTTGTGGTGCATTGAACTTGATGTTAAACAGGCTAGAATCAATGTTAAAGCCGCGCCACTTCAAAAACATCTTGAATTCATCGTCTAACTTCTGTACAATTAAGGCTTGCAAACGTTCACAATACTGGTTGAATCTGTACTCTTGGATAAGGGCTGTGCCTACTTTTCCGTCGCTGGTCACACGGTCTGAATCGTCTGGTCCGGTGGGCAAATAGCTACTTGGAACACGCAATCCACGTGCCATTTTGTTGTTAAAGTACTTTAAATCGTCAATTTCGCCAAGGTTCTGACCACCGGGCAACACCTCAACTGAACTGCCACGACCGTCTTGTCCTTGTGGAAAGAAGTAGTCTTCGTTGATGCTCAACGGGTTATAACTGCTGTCCATCATGTTGTTTCCACCACCTGTAACAGTGGGAATTCTACGCTGATGCATTTCGTTTTTCACACGTTCCACAAACTGCATGGCCAGGTGTGATGGCATGTTGCCCACGTCAATCTT